TTCGACTCTTGCGTCACATACAGGTTCTGAGTGAAGTTATCATTCAGATCCTGAGAGCGAATAGCAGAACCCGGATAGAACTGAGCAGCAAGAGCCGCATCATCAGTTACACGATAAATCCGAATAGCAGCTCCATTAGCTGGGGCTGTATTGAATTGAATCGTAGTAGCGTTGGCAAGGGTGTATGTAGTTGTAACCGTACCGTTCAAGGAAACCTTGATGTCGGTCGTCTCAAGATATGGAAATGTGAAAGGGTAGTTGGTGGTGGATCCATTACCCGTATATGTATTCTGAGTGACAGCCATTTAATTTACCTGTACATTTGTGTAAGTCGCTCAATCTCAGCCTTACGACGATCAGCAGCCCTTGCAGCATCATCAATACGACCTTGTTTCATATAGTCTTTATTGCGGATACTCTCTTGGATCGAGTTCCACATCGGTTGATTCTCAGATTGAAGACGCTTTTCTGCTACTTTCTGTGCATTCTTAAGGATGTTCTCAAGGACGGTGTAGGCCTCAGAATGTGCGGCGTCAATTTCATCTTTGGGGCGACCTTGTACTCTCATTGCACGGATACGATTCAACTGATCATTGTATTTCTTGTTTGTTCTGAGTCTGTCATACTCCTTCCAGATCTGCTGTTCACCGATGTATCGGTAGAGAACTTCTCGTTCAGCAGGGGTGTACTCGTGGTTACCAGTGGAGTCTTTACGGATCATTTGAAGACCATCCCATCCAGTGTTGATGAGCCATTGCCTCCAGGGTTCAGTTCCATCGCTGATCTTTACAGGGTTAACTGCGTTCAGACCACGAAGGATCGGGTTATCAATATCGTTTAGGGGTTTGCCCGTATAGATGTCGATCTGCTCAGGAAGAGTTGCATTTAGAACGGGAAGTCTATTCTTCACATAACCAATAAGGTCGTTGTAGATATCTTTCTGCGAGGAGCTGACTGCATTAGCAGCTACACTCATGGCACCAGACCAAGGCACAGCAGACCTAACCTCGTTTGCCAGGAAGCGAGTTATCCTAGATTTATCACCATCAAGGATAGCCATCAAAGGGTCAAGGCCAGCAGTCCAGGTTTTATTAGTAAAGGTTGCTGCGAACGACCAGGCAAGCTTGCCGGTGAAGTCTTCAGTGAGCGTTGAACCAATATCTGTCGAGTAGTAACCAAGGTCACCCACAAGGCTGAGGATGGTATCCAGCGGTTCATAACCTGCATAGCTCACCCACTTACCACCAATGTTGATGGTCTTGGGTTGCCAGCCAAAGTTATCTCGGAGCTTCTTACGCTCAGACTCGTTGACAGGACCGTTGCCCCGCACCTGACCACTGATGGCATAGCCAAACAGGCTGGTAGCAAGAATGGAGCCAAAAGCAACACGACCTGTATATTCAGCCTCAAGACCTTTGAAGATCGCCATTCCATTTGGAAGCTCATCGAAGTTCAGACCATGTGCCAGTAAAGCATCTTTAATCTTGTCAATATCGGTACCAGCAGACAACACCTTCCCGTACTTAGACATACCAGGAATGGTTGCCAGTGGTGTATAGGACATCGCCAGCTTCACACCGTTGATACCCGTCTTCGGGAACATGAACAACGGCTTGAGGATGGGGAGCTTGGAAGTGGCTTGGGTGATGAAAGAAGCAACACCATCATCTAGGTTGAGAGCGATCTCACCCGTAGTGTGTTGAAGGAGTTTGTCAGTGACATTCCCAGCAGCATCAAACATCTCTGCATAGGCAAGTTGCTCAGCCTTAGCGAGTTGCTTAGCCAGTTCCTCACCTTTGTAGCCAATGCTCATCACTTCGTCGTAGGCACGGAATCGAGCGTTTTGAGCAGCAACAGTAGTTCGGACATACATATCAGCACTCTCAAGAGCATTGGTGCCGTACTTCAACATGTTCCAGTTACCGATCTGATGAAGGGCCTTGGTCATGTTGTACTGGAAGAGTGCGCCAGTGTTACCTTGCTTTTGCCAGATGGGAACCATTTTGTCAAGTAGCTCAAGTACGCTGGTACTAGAGTTATCCGCCAGATCGTCCCGTGCAATCAACTGTGGACGTAGATAGAGATCATCACCCCACCTACCATTAGCGTGGAGTTTCTTGAAATGGTTCCAGGCATCACCTAGGGCACGGTTGTGTGTGCTGAACATGGAGGTGTAGCCATACATAGCTCGCTTTACATCGTCAATGGTTTGACGACCAAGCATCATCTGGATGCCAGAACCCATAACACTGTTGATTGGACGCAGCAGTAGGTTCACAGCATTACCTGTGACAGCACGAGCAGCGGAAAGACCACTGAGCATGTTGCCGTAACGGACTGCCCAGGCACCCTTAGCAAAGGCGTTCATACCATCACCAGTAGGGCTATAGAGAAGACCCATTGGGCTCATCTGCTTAGCTGTATATTTCATCAACTTGTCGATGGTATCAACCTCTCCGTTGCTCAACGCAAAACCATCAATGAGTGCTTGTGCAGCTTCAGGTTTATTGGTGAGCACATCATCGAGCATGTTGCGGTAGCTCTGGGCCTGGAAGTGCTTCTCATTGATCTTGAGATCGAAGTCTTTCATCAGTTCACGGATTACTGATTCCTTATCACCAGATGACTGGAAGGCTTTCTTCCAACGATCTTGGACCTTCAGAGACCAACCAGCGATGTACTTATTAACTCCATACTCCTCCATCAGGAAGGCAAGACGGTCACCGATCATCTCCTTGACACGGGTTGCATCAGCTACTTCAGGTAATGCCTTAAAGCCCTCAGCAATATCAGTGATCTCGTGACCAGCAGTTGCCATTGCACGAGCAGAGGCTTGATTAACCTCAGGTCCGATGAACTTAGCAGTCAGTTCACGCATAGCCCTAGCAACGGACTCAGCGTGGTAGTCATTCAGGTACTTGATCTTCCGACCATCAAGCAGCGGCTTGACAGCAGCATCATCCATAAACATCTTACGGATCTGCTCGTTTGGAATATCAAGGTTCATGATGTCCTTGTATAGCTGCTCAGACGCAGCAACCATCTCTTTCTTGGTGTAACGGAACCCGTCAACCATTGCATCAAAGTTACCAGCAGCCCGTGTAGACTCGGCAAGATTAAAGACAATATCTCTAGAGTTAGCGTTGCCTTGGGCTAGATCGTAATAGGCGCGTTCAGAAAGGATCGGAGCAGGACTACCTGTGGAGTTACCAAGCTTGATACTTGTAAGGTCTGCCATGTTCCGAGCAGTAGCACCAGGAGTAACACTGAACGCTGCAGAGGAACCCTCAGGGAACATGCCGGGGGTAATGAACGGATCAGCACCACCAACACCTGTAGGATCTGCAATCAGGCGTTCTTTACCAACCTCATCGATCTGTAGATCACGGCTGATCTGTTGACGCTCCAGGTACGACTCAAACGCATTAGGAGTGAGCTTTGATTTGCCAGTGGATAGGTACTCAGTAGTAAGCTCTACTGACTCATTGTCAATAGCTTTAGCAGCTTTCTTGAGACCGTCAAGGTCAATGGACTGTTGGATTAACTCCTCAGGAGTAAGGGGTACAGCATCGGATACTGCAAAGCCTTGTGCATCAATAGCTGCCTTCTGTGTCTGCAGCTCAGAGAGACGAACAGCAGTAGCAGAGTCCATGTTAGTGGTAGCCTCCGCAGCTTTGAAAGCCTTCGCTACGTCGTCTTGTGGTTGGAACCAATCCATGATGGCTCGACCACCGTTGACGGAATAGCCAATAATGTCTCCAACAATACTTAGTCCAGCAGACTCATACATGTTCTTCTGACGACGAACCTCAGGAGAGTCAGTGTCTTTAATAACCAGAGCATCAGGCACAGGCATCCACGGAGCCACTTCTCTAACAAAGGTAGCCAGGTTCTCACCTTCTGATTGATCGCTGACGGCATTCACTGCAAGATCACCAGCAACGTTGACGCCAATGACTGCAGCAGCTCGTGCAAGACCACCAGCAGCTACTGCAGCACCCGTACCACCAGACAGAACACCTACACCAATACTAGGAATGACAATGGAAGCGACTTCACGTATCTTCTGTAGGAGTGGGTTCTTAAACTTTGTCTTTTCGTCCCAAGCATCATCAATATGCTCAGCACCAGGGATACGACCAATAACATCCATCCCAAAGTCCATGGCACCGAGTGGGAGGATAGCAGCACCTTCAGCAGCATTGCGTAACGCATCACCGAAATTGTTAGCACCTCCACCAGGGTTTAGTTGTTGTTTGCCTTGTTCTTCAGCACTGGGGATTGGTTGTACATTACCAGCAGCCTTGTTCTCTTCAGGAGTTGGCTCCTTGAACATAGTCTGTGGTGTGGGAGCTGTGGTTTTAGCGGCTTCTTCTAGAGCAGTATTTTCTGCTTCGATCCGCTTCAGCTCCTCTTCATCAATAAATGGAGTCTGTGTCATACGGCATTACCATGAAGGAAACTAAAGCGACGGCCATCAGGCAGTTGGATAACAAGTTTGTCACCGTGTTCTGTACGAGCTCGGCTAACGATACGAGCACCATTCTGGAGATAGATTTTGGTACCTGCATAGAGACCATAATCAATACCGTGAGAGCCTCGTGCTACATGGTCCGCAAACGTATTAGTGATAGGAGTACGGCTGAGTGGGACTCGGCCAAGCTCTTGATCATCTACTAAGACAAAGTTATCCAAGACGTTTGTAGCGAAGTTTTGCCCAAACTCATTGCTAGGTGTATTTGGGTTATCCTGTTGCTTCACATCTAGGTGAGCACCTTTTGAAGTAGGACCAATATTACCTGAGATATAAGCAAGGGTAGGACGCATATAAGCGGAGTCACGTGTAGGGGTAACAGCAGGTGTATAAGCTTGATCAGGGTTGATACCTTGTGCCTTAAGGATGCTCACTACTTTGGTAACGTACTGAGGGTCAGTAGCATACCCAGCAGAGAAGATAGCTTGTGCAGCTTGTCTAGGAGTCCTAGCAGCAGCCAATGGACCAGCATACCGAGGATCAGTCATCAATCGTGCGAAGTCCTTTGCAGACTCAAGTGGTGAGGCGTAGTCCTTCCACCAAGAGTTATAGACACGTCCATCACCTTCAGGACTAGCCATCATGGTGCCTTGACCTGGGGGTGCCTTGATGTTAAAGACGTTGTTTCTACCGCTGTGAGATGCTCCCCATCCACTCTCAAGTGCCCACATAGCAGCAGCTACAGCAGGGAACTTAAAGTTAGCAGCTTGTGTTACTGCCACCACATCTTGGAACCCAGGAGCACCAGTACGGATAGTAGCAGGGACATTACCACTAGCAATAATAGTAGTGTTGAGCCGATCTTGAGTAAGTGGTTGATCAAGGATAGCACGGAGACGTGGGTCATTCAATTGATTCAACAGGTTATCCCTGAAGCCAGGTTGTACCTGAGCTTGAAGACCAGCAGCTTTAAGTTGCTTATTAAGAATGTCACGAACAGGAATACCAGTCCGAGAAGCGATAGCCTCTACCATCCAAGGGACAGTAATGGGTCTACCATTCTTAACAGCATCGTTGATCTGTACAAGTTCTCCCCTATTGATGAAGACTTGACTATCAAGTAATGCAGGGTTAGCCTTAACAGCATCTAACCGTTGAGTAGGTGGAACATAAGGTTGGGTTACATTGAAGTAATGTGGATGATTACCAGAGGTATATTCCCTTAAGAATGCTTGCTTACCTGTAGCTTGAGAAGAAGGGATAACAGCAAACAAACCCTTACCAGGTTTATCTCCTTGTGGTACACCTTCACCAATCATCTTTAGAACAATGTCCTGTGCTTTAGCAGCTGCAGCAGCAGGTTCCATTGTCTGGGAGAACTCCCTGAACTTCCTGTTGTACAACGCCATAGCAGCAGATACTGCAGGAGTCAGGCTATAGTGAGGAGTAGTCGTAGTGCTATCACCAACAAGGTTGAATTGAATAGCAGCCTTGAATGTGTTCTTTACATCCTCTTGTTTAACACCAGAATCAGCCCTAGCCTTCTCTTGCTCTTGTGCCATTTGACGCCACTTCTGACGTGTCTCCATAGGCACACCAGGCTGGTCTACATCATCAAGAGTTAGGAGACCTTGGTTATAGGACTCTTCAAATTCTTTATCCCAGAAGTCCTCATTCTTCTGCTGATTGGAGTAAGCTAGGTAAGCTTGAAGACGATCAGTTGGGATACCTTTTGTTTTAGCATCTCTAATGATTCCTTGTAGGACTTCTTCATCACCGTTCCACTCTTCTTTGATAAACTTAAGTAGAGATTCCTCAGCTTGCTTCTGACCACGACGTTCTTCATCTTGATCCCTAGCAAACTCACGGGACTTATCATCCCTACGAGCTTCCATCAAAGCATCTACTTCCCGTGGGAAGCGTTCAGCCCATGAAGTTCCTTGATCAGTGATAGCTTCATTAAGGATGCGTTGAACCTCTTCATCAGATTCAAATAGAGTTGTATCACTTAGTAGCTTAAGGATCTCTGCCTTAGCACCAGCTCTACCGATAGGTGTACGACCATCAGGACCATACGACCTAGAGAATGTTTGGAATGCTTCAGTAAGAGCTTCACCAGACTTACTAGCAATAAGGTTGGAAGTAGCCTCTTCCCTTAGTATTTCAGATTTACTAACAATGTCTGTCTTACGTGCTTCAGTAACAAGAGCATTATAATCAGCTCTCATCTGCATAAGCCCTTTAGCCATGAAGTCTTCCTTCAAGCCAAAGAGACCACGATCCTTCAGGAAGCCACCAAAGATCTGTTGCATAGCTTGAGTACGATCAGCAGCAGTTGTTGCTCCCATCTCATCAAGTTGCTGCCTAGCAAACTCTGGAAACTCAGACATAGAGATTTCCATCCATGCCTTGAGACGACCATAGTCCCTAGCTTTGTTACCAGTCAGTAGGTTTGAGATGACATAAGGATCAGCACCCCTAGATTGGAAGCCATCAACCAGTTGATCTTGTGCAGCACCTGTAGCTTTGAGCAACGTTTCTGCATTATCAACAGCCTTCTGCCGCTCAGGAGTTAAACCACCAGCAGCTACCTCCATGTAGCCATCTAGCTTATCTTGCTCATCCTTCTGCTTTTTATACTCAGTAAGAGTATCAGCAATAGTGGTACTGAACTTAGCTAGACTCTCAAAGGTCTGTTTAGCGTTTTCACCTTCCTGTATAGCACTTTTGATTGCTGTTTGTGCGTTACGTTGGATAGCTTGTTGCCTATTCTCACCAAGCCGTTGTTCCCATTGATAGTTACGATCTCTATTCTGGGATTCAGCTTGAAACTTACGCTCTAAACCTCGTTGATAGTCATCACGAACTTCTTTGATTTGTTGGCGGTGACGATCCATGTTACGTATAACACGGCTGTCATGTTCCGCCATCCTATCCAATGCTTGATAGGGAGCTTTAATCGGATCGAATCCAATACTACGGGCGTACCCTCTGTAGTTTACTTGTTCCATTTAGTTAAGAGTTCTATTTAATAGCACCAGCAATACTACTTATTGCTCCTGAAGCAGCACCAATCCAAGCACCTGTTGCATTAGCTTTAGAACCTTTAATTGGCTTAGGACCAAAGTCAAATGCCTTAGGCTTACGTGGAGCGACATACTTAGTCCTAGGAACTTTGAGAGGCTTGGGAGGCTCAGGGGCTCGTTCAGGTTCTAGCATCCTTGCAGCTTGTGCAGAAATGTCAGCACCATACTTATCAGTAGCAATCTTTCTAAGTGCAGCAGACGTATCAGCTTCAGCACTCAACAACGATTCAGCTAGGATAGCTTGGTTACGACCAAGGGATGCAAAGACTGATTGAACATTCTTATTAGCACTACGTCCAGACTGTCCTTTAACAGCAGAGGCTCCTTCCTGTTCCATTGCCTTGATAACAATGTCTTGATTCTGGAAGGCAATTTCATTTGTAGCATCTTCAAGCTTTCTGAACTCAGCTTCCTTAGCAGCATTAGCCGCCATCTTATTGAAGCCAAGCTGCATACCGTAGATCTCTTCTGACTTGGCATATTGCCTCATCTGAGAGCGGTACTCATAGTCTTGAATCTTTAGTTGATGCTGCCAATCCTGAAGGTTCGTCTTGTTTTGATACCTTCGGATCCTTCGATCATTAACTTTGTTTGACTTGAAGATCTTACGCTCATGTTGGTAGTCAGCTCTGATGCGCTGTTTACCATACTTCCACGATTGTAAGTCATATTCATATTGACGTTCTATTGCTTCATTCTGAGCATCAGCTTCAGCTTGCCCAGCAACACCACCAAGGATAGAGCTACCAATCCCTAAGATTGCACTAATTGGGTCCATAGTTAACTCCTCCTATAGAACCCAGCTGAGTATTGTCCTTCCCATTGCATCGCTACAAGGCTTACCGGGAACGGATTATCTGAAATAACTTTCATTGTATAGTTGTCAGGTCGTTGATAGACGGGTACCTTGTAGATAAAGTGATCACGGAAAGGAGAAGTATCAGCTGCATACACATCAGCCACATGTACACCAGACACATCAGTCCACTCCTGACGGGTATTGTCCTTCAGCTGGAAGTACACAGAACCACCAAGCCCTGCATAGAAGGCCATACGTGCTGTGGTGGTGTAGCCAGTGAAGTCGTAGCCGAGATCACCGTTGGAGTACATGTAACGAGGTAGCAGCAGCTCCATTTTATACGGGTATCCAATGTAGATGTACTTAGAAACTACATCACCTGGTATCTCAAAATAAGAACCATTCCCATCAGTCTTTACAGTGATGGTGTTGGTAAGACCAGAATACTTGGGCTTCGTTGGATCTTTATCAATACCTACGATGTACCTCATAGTCCTTGTGGTGTTGTAGTTACTAGGTATGTAGATCTTCGTAACCTTATTAGCAAATGTCGGAGTTGTAGTGATTTGACTCCAGGCATCAAGTGCTGGATCTACAACGTTCCCTAAGCTATTCACAAGCCCCCCAGAGGACGGTGAAAGTACCAGTGGGTACGAACACACCGTATAGCCCTCAGAGGCGCTTACAAGGGCATACAGAACATCATTCTGTATGGAGGTATGGATGATGTTTCCAAAGAGTTGCCACCGTACCCATGCAGCTAGTTTCCGTTCCTCTCCCTCTTCGTAGTACCTGAAGAGGTAAGCTTCATTACTAGCCTTATTGGTACCTACCCAAAGTCCATTCTGTGAATTACCAATAGCATGGCTGATGGTATTAGGTATCCATTCAGGTACCTGTTTGGTAGCCTCAGTTACTGTAGGTGCTTCTCGTTGACCACGAGTAAAGATCTCAAAACACCTAGACCAGTTCTGGTTCTTTGAGACGAACATTACCGTACTACCTAGATCATACGGTTGGATGTACGGATCACATTCGTAGTTAGATAGTGTACGAATAGTGGTAGTAGTAGGTGTCCATGCACCATTCTCTGCTTCCATCAGGAACTGTTGACTACGACTAAATAGCAACAACCCTTGTGGAATAGGTACCACTGAGTGTAGGATAGCAGGTTTGATACTAGAGCAACTAAGGTCAATAGGATCAGAGATAACCTGTGTGGTAGCTGTCTTATGGTAGAAGTTATAATAGTCTCCAGCTTGTGACATGGACACATTATCTTCAGTTAGGAACCCAAGTCGGTTGTTAAATAGAAACAGGTCTTGAATTGTTGCATCAACAAAACTTGGATGCTCATTAGATTCATCATCACCAACAAGACGCTCTTCCCAGACAAGAGGTAGTGTATTAACAACCTCACTCTTATCCAGCATTACTACCTTGAAGGTATCATCAGGGTTACGAATGAGAGCCATAGGCATGGTCTCAGGTTTAAGACCAGGAGACACATCAGGTGCTCTTGTCTCTTCCCAGGTACCAACACCAGACGTACCATTATCAGCAATGAACTTCAAATAGAAGTCATCCTTATCTGCTGATGTATTAGCGATCTTCACTACCTGTCCATGTTTAGCTTGTTCAGGTAGACGGTTGAATGTATCAACACTATTCTGGAAGACACGTAAAGCCTTACCATCTGTACCACCAACAGCAGTTACTGTAGTGTCACTACTAAAGGTCAGGTAGATTGTATTATCAATAATCTCTTTAGTTACAAAACCACCAGTGATTGCATTACTAATACCAGTGACAACCTCAGTTAACTTAAGTGGTTGTACTTCTGGAGGAGGATCACCAGTAACATAGTCTGTACGCGTCTTAAAGGTGTACGGTGTTCCATTAATGGTTACCGTGTACTCAGTAGCGAAGTAGACACCAACAACAGTGATAGTTGCTTGACGGTTCTTATTGAATGTAGGTTTAGCTTGAGCTTCAACTACCCTTTGTGTATTAAGTAGGTAAGTGAAGTCATTGATGTTTAGAGTCTTTACGTTATTTGAAGACCAAGTCTTACCTGTAGCTGTAGTAGCTAGGTAAGCTTTAATCGCTGCTTCCTTACCAGCACTGTAGGTAACTGTCTTCTGAACACCTGTCAGCATATTCCAGACACGGACGTTACCATCCTTATCAATGTCTGCTATGTAGCGTTCTACTTCACTGCGAAAGATAGAAAACCAGTGGTTATTATCTGAAGTAAGTGGAGTGGTGTTAGCCAGTAGACCGAGATACTTACCACCAGGACGTTTAATTAAACCAAGCGTTGTATCAGGATAACAGTTCAGTGCATCTTTAACTTGACCTGGGAATAACTTCTCATCAGATTGCTGTGAGATACCCCCAAGGAAGTTAGCTATTCGTTGTGATACTGCTGTCATCGTGCTAGTGTATGGAACGGTTGATAGCTGTTATAGAAGTCATTACCTTTCTTGAAACCAAACATAGTGTAGTCTCCTTGGTTACATTCATACTCAAGGCAGTTCACACGACGCATAGCTTCATAAGCATTAAGTGTTTGAACTAGGTTGGTATCACCTATAAGCCTAGTAGCAGCTCTAGTAGATGCCCTAGCAGTTACGTATTGTTTGAATACCGGAGGAAGATCATCAAACGGGAATAACCATAGAATATCAACTTGGTATTCCTTCTGCTCCCATTGAAATGTATGATTTAGCTTATCGTATAACTTACCTTCCCTGATTATTGTGTCGTAGGGTTCATTAACAAGAGACTGACTAAGATCCATCTGTAGGATATTAGGTGGGATATTGATGTACCCATTGGAGTCAGGAGTTAGGGGGTACTCAAACTCTCGGTTAAAGACCCATCCTTCAGCTTGTACCTCTCTGCTAATTTCCATTAGGGTGGTGTAAGCGGAAGCAACTTCAGGATTGGTTTGGTCAAGTACGGTCACAGGTGCCTGTCCTACTGACCCGAGGATCTCGTTGACAGCATCTAGTTGTGACGGTGTATAGGTAGTAGGAGCGGGCATAATGATATAACGATAGTGTTATAAACAAGTTTAAAGAAAAGGGAGCCCAGTAAGGACTCCCCATATGATCACACGTTAGTGATATTGCACTCAACGCCAGCGTAGGCTGTACGCAGACCCTTGGTTACCGACTTAACGGCAGAGTCAGCGATAGCAGCACCACCAAAGCGACGCTGAGTTTTGGCAACAGAAATACGTTCTGCATCAGTAAGGCACACGCCATTGTTGCCTTTAGCTGTAGAAGCAGCCATCGGTTATTACCTCAGTTAGTATATGAAACGGTTATCAGGAACGAGCGGACTGCAGTTCGATAGCAGCAGCAGGATTCAGGGTGCCACAACCCATGGCAAGACGACCAACAATCAGGTCACCTTGGTACATCACGGAGACATCACCAGAGGTGGTCTGCACAGAGGGAGCAATAGCTTCCACCACAGCAGCAGCATCCTTGTAGTAGATAAGACCGCAGTGGTTGGTGAAGTCACCAGAGTAGTTGTTGTTCTCACCGTTGACAGCAGCAACGTTACCAGCCAGGAAGGGCAGGTTGTTAGAACGACGGATAGAAATACCAGCGATCTCATAAAGACCTTCACCGCTGTTCAGGTTACCTTGGCTGGAGCCAAAGTCGCGGTTGAGGATATTTGTATCAACCTGAGACACAAGTGCATAGTACTGACGCGGAGACAGCACAGCGGTACGACCTTGCTTGGGCAGGTTCTTTTCATCGAGAATAGAAGCTGCTTCAAAGAAGGCATCTACAAGTGCTTGAGCGTCATACTCTTTGTTGACCCCAAGTTGGATGATGCTACCACCAGGCTCAGGACCAGGAGCAGCGGTGATGGGATGTGCCTCACGGGCAGCTTTAGCGATCTGACGGAAGATCTTCTTGTCATAGCTTTCAGCCAGAGCATAGCCAATCTTCTTAGCGATCTCAGAACGCAGGCTGTAGTGGGCAAGAGTCTCGTCAAGGTCATAGACGAATGCGCTGGACACCAGCAGGTCGTCACAAACGATGGTCTTCTCTGCCACCGGGGGATCACCACTACCCAGGATAGGAGTACCAGGGGTCTGGTAGTCCACCGTCACACGGCCAGTGAAGATGAACTGCAATGATTTGCCGTTCTTCAGGGTACGAGACTGAACGGTGCCTTTTGCAATCGTCGATGCCTCATAAGCCTTCAGCAGTTCACCACTAAAGAG